TTCCGCCTTGACGAAGCTGAAGGTAGCACCCTTGACGCAGGGCAGATCGACGAGGGAGACCTCCTGCGGATCGGCTTCGTACCGGATCAGCGTCGGATTCTTCGGATCGGTCCACCGCTTGAGGTAGCGCCCACCGACAGAGAAGCCCGTGTAGACGCCCTCTTCGCACTTCTTCCACTCGTCGTCATCGACCACACGTGCGGCCGCCGACATGGTCTTGGTCTCGTCGTTGAACTCGATGGGCTGCGCGAACAGACCTGCAGCCACCGTCTTGTGCATCGCACGGACGTTACCGTAGCTCTTGCCGCCGCTAGCCTTGTACATGGTCTGCGACCAGGCCTCGAAGTGGGGCTTCGAGGCCGCGTAGTCCATGATCTCGTTTGAACGGTCGGGAGCCTCTTCGGTGAAGACGCCATACACGATACGCTGTGCGGCGTCAACTTTGGTGAATCGAAGGAACATCGTTTTACTCCTGATTTGCTACTTGACGGACGCCGCCGGAGTCACCAGTCTTCGTACCATTGACTGCATTTGCTGCGGGGGACCCCTGCGAAGCAAGGGCAGCAACTGCATTTGCTCCCGTCAGGGCGCCCAACGGGACGTAGCCCGAAGTGGTTGCCAGCATCGGAGTCTCGGCAACCCCTCCAAGAGGAATACGACCACGATCGGTACGCACCTCGTCGATGGAGAGAACACCTGCTTTGACGTAGCCGGTGTCGATCTCCATCTGGGCTTTCGGATCCTGCTCTCGGTCGTCCAGGAAGACGAACTCAAGGTCAGGCATTTTCAGGCCGAATCGGATCAACCGATCCATGAACTGCTTCCACCAGCGCATCTGGGGCAGCTTGCTCTGCTCCAAAGCGTTGCGCTGTGCCTCGTCATCCGAGCCGCGATTGGTGCGGGTGATGAAGGGCTGCGCCGACACCTGGAAGGCAAAGCTGATGACGCGAGCCAACCACTCGTCATAGTCGTCCTTGAGTGGCGGCTCTTTGGTCTCAACGTACTTGAACTCGCCAGGCATGAAGCGGGTTTTGCGCCGATTGGAGAGGTTTCCCTCCAAAAGGCCGTCAAACCAGTTCTGGAAGTCCTTGATGTTCTGCAGATTCCAACCAGCAGGCAATCCGACGAACGCATCCGGAGTGCTGCCCGAGAGGTAGTACTCCAGCTGGAAGATCGACCGCCGAATGGCTGTGTTTGCCGTCATCACCACCTGTTCTACGGGGCTAAACCCGTAAAACCGATTGGTTTTGACGTTACGCGGCATGTAAAGCAGCTCGGCGGCTGTAAAGTCGGCAGCAACAATGCCCTTCAGGATCTGCTGGTAAGCAGGCTCTCCGTCTCCAGTAGGACGACGCCCTGAGGCATCCGCCAGCGGGAAGATTGTCGAGCCGTCGATGAGCTCCAGAGCATAGAGGTCACCGTTCCGCTGACGACGCTGCCACACGGTAGGGGCGTCGATGACGAGCAGATCCTCGTTGACGGCACGCATCCACTGGTCCCAGGTGTTCTCCTTGTCGGGGTAGGTGAAGAAGTCAGTCACCTGCTGGATGCGACGTGCAACATCTCGGGGCAGCCGGAAAGCGTTCAGCTCTTTGCGAGTCGTCGTCGGGTTGGCATTCCTACTCGCAATTGGCTCGCCAGTGGACGCGTCCGCAGGGCCTTCTCCAACCAGCTTGGCCACACCATCGCCGATAGGATCCTGGGGGGCTGCCAATCCAGTGGTACGAGGGCGGATCGCCCAATCCATGGCGGCCATCTGATCATGGCGTGCTTCGATGATCGTCCGCATCAACTCGCAGTTGAACGACAAAGCGCGGAGGTCAGCAAACGAGACAGTGACGTCACCTCGGGGGGTATATGCGAGGTTTCGGCCCGTGGTATAGTCAAAACGACGCCCTTTTGCGCCCGCATCCTCGGTTTGCGGGGCCATCGGGGCCAGAGGTTGCATCGGCCCGAACCACGTTGCAGGGGTTATCCCCGACAAAACGTAGCGAGCCGCCTGTCCAGTGCGCTGTACCCAGCCTGGAATCTGCGGTACAATGCGTCCTCCGACGCTGTTTGGCAGTGTTGGCATCAGATATTCGCCAGATTCACGACGAGATCATCGTCGACTGGTCCGGCGGCCGCCAACACGTGAGCGTCCTCCATGCATTCTGTCACTTTTTCTGCCTCATCGGGGGTGAGTTCGCGGTCTTCAAGCACTGCTTGCTTGCACGAATCCCACGCGATCACGGCGTAGGTGTTGCCGAGGCGGATGAACTCGACCATATCGTGCAGAAATTGGCCCTTTAAGAGGTCCATGCAGAGACTCCCGTCACCTTGTTCGGGTCGGTAGCCTCGGCAGTCTGCTCTTTCAGGAGCCTCCCCTGCTCACGGTAGTAGCTCAAGAAGCCCTGCCCCATGATGTTTGGCTGGGCCCAGGCATTGATTACCGCATCTCCCTTGTCTGTAGAACGTCCAAGCCGCTTCTTGGTCTTACGCTTCTCCTCAATTGTAATGCCTCGAGGCGAAAGCGTCCAGCGATAGGAGGCAAGATCAGCAGCCAGATCAGGGTCAGGAGGCAGAGCAAGGTTAAGCCCGAGGGTGGGGTCAAGGGCTTCACGGAGCGTCCAAGTCCACTCAGCACGGACGTTGGCAAAGCCCAGCGTATTCGAGCGGTCAGTCGCATGAGAGGCCTCCGCACCGCTCATGGCGATGATGTCCATCCCCTCAAGCCGACCCACGTCAACGGGGCTTGAACCTACCCCAACGACGTCAATCTTGCAGCGCCATTCCTTGTAACCCTGCTCGATAAGCCACTTGACGACTGTGGGGCCGTCAGGAGTCTGGGCTCCCGGGATGGTCTTCAGGGCAGCGAACCAGCCACCAATGCGCTCGGACGCGACCGTTTTGTCACGGCCACCGCGCGAAACATCCACTCCAACGTCTTTTGCGCCAGGGAGCTCAGTGGGTTTCCCACGCGAAGCGAAGGTTGCCACGAGATCGGTGTTCAACTGACGCTGCCGGTCAGAGAGGATGGCGCTCATATCAGCGCCAGATCCAGCCATCGCCGCGATGAACGGAGGAACCGATGCTAGGGAATTTTGATTGGATCCGGTCGCTTGGTCGTCAACGCCATTTTGGTCCGCGAGGGAAGAGTCCTCAATGGCCACGTCAGTAGACGACCGCAGCTTCTGGATATACTCGTCATATGTCGGAGCCCAACGTGCTTGCGCCTGTAGGATCCAATCCGACGGGATGACCTGCCACTCGTCGTCTGCCTCGCCCGCGTCGAAGTTGCCGCTCAGCATCCGGGAGCGCAGAGGCTCCGGAAGAGCCTGCAGAATTGCCACATAACCTGAGTTCATCAGGTACGGGTTGTCTTGGACCTTCGCGCGGATGAACGTCCTGGAGGTGGGCTGCACCATCTGCTTGACGCCCGCGAGGGTCATCTCGATCGGCGAGCTGTCGGGGACCTCCAGATCCTCGCCGTTCTCGTCTGTTACATACCAGCGCAGCTCTCCGGGCTTTGCCGGATTCGCGTGGAGAGGGTTGAGCCATGCACCCCAGTAGCGGTTGACCCACTGTCCTTCAGCGTTGATCGGAGGGTTCCCGGCCGCGATGACACGGCAACGCTGTGGCTGCCCCGTCCGGGGATCGATACGGGTCGAACGATTCCAGCCCTTCAGGAAGCGGTACTGCGCTTCGGTGAAGTGCGTGATCTCGTCAAAGCCCTTCAGGTCGTGCGGACGACCCTGATACTTCTGCTCGTCACCATCGTACTGGCAGGCACCAAGCTCGATGGTCTTCCCCTGGTACTCCCCGGACGTGAAGCGCCAGGTAAGGTCACCACCGTTGAACTTGCCAAGGCCAACGTAAATCTCGCTGGCCCGCTTGCGGATGGCCTTGAGCTGCTGGAACTCCCGACGGAAGATGATGCTGTCCCAATGCTCGGTCAGTGCAGCGCCAAGCAGGAGGTCCGTCTTCCCGCCGCCTGCGGCACCACCATAGAACGTCTCATCCGCCAGGTTCAACAGAGCGTTCGTCTGGGGGCCGGGGAGGGCGCTCCAAGCCGGGATGACGACGTCCGCCAGGAGCTCATCCAGCTCAATGAGGTCGTCGCCAGACAGGTACCCGAGGAGCTCATTGATGCTCTCCCCGTCATACATGTGGGTGTTGAATACCTGGAGGGCCGTTTCCTGGTCCATCATCCTGCGCCAGCCTTACGCGCTCGGGCGCGATCCAGAACGGCGGTCAGGCGACGGGCTCGATCATCCGCCCCAACGGGCAGAGTTGAAGGAGCTGCTGGCGAATGGGGGGCAC